CTACCCCCACTACCCCCCTTATAAATCATAATTACATAGTCATTAAAAGAAGGCTCTGCACCTACTGAATCGGTTAATGTAATATATCCTAAGATAATAGCACCTCCTCCACCTCCAGTCCCATCATTTAATGCTCCTCCTCGGCCTCCACCTCCACTTCCACAAATCCAAACATAAAGAGAACTAGGAACAACATTATTTGGAAAACTAGAAGAAGGAATTTCTTTAATAAGATTAAATCCCCCAGATAAAGAAACTGAGTTATATATCTGAAGTTTATTATTTCTTCTTTTTATAACATAATACCTTTTAGTATTGGTTCCATCTGCTTCAAATACTAATCTTTTAATGTAGGGATTTATTCTAGGTCTATATCCTTTAGTAGCTAAAGGGACACTAACAGAGGTTATATAGTTAGATAAATCTAATCTAGCTTCATCCTCTGAAAGTACTGCTTCAAAAAAATCAGTCAGTGGAGTCAAAGAAGGGTTACTTTGTGTTATTCCAGAATTAGCAAATGGGCTTGGTCTGGTAGGTGTTACGTCTACCACACCTCCTGAATAATCAGGATTATCCCTAGTTTTTTCCAACAACTCTTCTATGTCTGTTCCATTGATTTGGATTCCAGTAGCCATTATTTTACTCCTACAATCTCAGAAAGTTCCTGTACAGCCTTGAAGAGAATACCTATAGAATCAGAAAGAGAAACTGCATTGTGCTCTCTGCTCAGAATCTCAGCAGGAGAATCTTCTGCAATGACACCTATGTGATTCTGAAGGAATTCATCATCCTTATACTTGTAGTTCACAATCTTCAGAGCATTGATAATATCCAGCCCTCTTCCAGAATAGTCATAAATATCCCTCTTCTTTGTTCTTGAAGAGGTAATATTCAATACATTTGTATTCACTGTTCCAGAGAACCAACCATTTCTGTATTTGAATGTTTCCTCACCAATATCTCTAGTGTTGTTTGCATCTGGTCTCAGAGCATAAGTATACAGAGTACCGGTTATCTGTTGAGTACTCCCAGCACTTCTGGTCAACTTGGTATCTGCATAAGCCTTTACTGCTTTCTCTGTAGCAATTTTTACATCACTATTACTAGACAATGTTCCATCTGTAGAAAGATGAGCACCATCCAACTTGTCAGCATCAAACCCATTTCCAGAACCTTGTTTTATTCCATGAGGAGTAGTAGTCTGGTCACTTGTAGTAGTCAAACCAGCATGAGTACCCAGAGCAGTAGATACAGCATCAACATAATTCTTAGGTACTGCATGACTTGCCTCTGTAGGAACCAATGTAGTTCCCTCAGCAATGAGTTTAGGCAGTACTGCAAAATTCTTCAAACTCAGGATTGTCTGTTCAACAGTAGAATCAACAGTTACTTGTTCCCCTTTTCTTAGTACTACATTACCATCAGGAAGAGTAACACTCCTGTTTGTTGAAAGTGAAGTAGGAGTTATGGTTACAGCAAATCCATTATTACCAGCATCACCCCCCTTGAGAATTATCCCATCCTTACTAGCATCAACACTGAATCTAGTACCATCACTATTATGGAATTTCTTCAATCCAGTGATTATCTGTTCAGTGTCTATGGTGTTCATCGTTCCAGTAGAAAGCACAGTATTTCCATCAGCCAAGGTAAGGGTTCTGTTTGCAGTCAGAGTAGTAGGAGAAACTGTCACTTTCAATGATTGGTTTCCACCCACCCCACCCTTGATTACCACTGAATCCCGAGTATTTTCAGTTTCAAACCTTGTACCATCTGCATGTCTGAAAATCTTTACATTAGATTCATTTGGGTCTGTTCCACTGAATACAGAACGAATGGACTTTTCCCACACTTGCTTGAGAGCCTGTTCAATATCTAGGAATCCACCTGTTTTGGTATAGTATGCACTGCTATCATCAACCAGCAAATCCCTTGCCTTCACACTACCCACAGGGTCGTTGTGACAGGCAATGATTTCAGAACCCCGAATGGTATCCCTATCCCCAGCACGTTGAATCTTGGCAATGACTTTTCTTCCATAGAAGGGTTTAGGGGGAGCTGGATATACAGTAGAATAGGCTCCTTCCTCTACTTTTATTGCACCTTCGTCATCCACATATACATAGTCAGTCCTGTTGTTCAATGCACCTACTGTAGGATTGATAGCAGGAGAAGCACCTGATACTATAATCAGGTCGTTTCTTCCCCTGATGATACCTGTTTCCACATATACTTTGTCTTGGTCTTCAGATTCCTTGGGGGCACGTACCCTGAGTCTTGGACTGAGCAATTCATTCATCAGAGGAGATACTGATTTTCTGGTATAGTCGATTACATCATATTGGTTGAGAACAGAGTCATTCCCCTCACCAACAAAATTCAACTTTCCCAAAATCAGGTCTGTATCCCAATACATTGAGGGGTTGCTATGGTCTGCACTTTCTGTATCCTGTACAGTAAAAATATTCATGTACAGCTTTCCAGTATTGACATCAGTCTCACCATCTGTTGACTGCCAAGAATATCTAGCCACCAACAAGGGTTTTTCATCAATGGGGGAAGCCAAGGTAAGGATTATGGGGCTGGTTGTCCTGATACGTACTGCAATGTCCTTTCCCTCGATGCTCTCTTCATCAGGACCGAACGTACCTTTCTTTATTCCAGAGTCTTGGATGATTACAGCAATAGGAAGAACCTTTATCTGGTAGGCACTCACATACTGGACATCCCCACCATCGTAGATTCCTACTGGGAATGTCTTTGAGAATATCTGGTTGAACTGGGATGATATCAATCCCTGATTGTAGAAGAAACTTCTATTTTGTTTTCCTAAGTCACTGGTTATCATATATACCCTCTTATTATAATAGTCCTACTTTTCCAGAATCACACCAAGATTCAGGTGGAACACATTTGAGAACAGGTCAACAGGAGCAAAGGTTGCATATGCAAGTAATTGCAAGGTTGTTGGTTTATCTTCTGTGAACCCCCAAACTCCAGCTTCCCTTACTGTGGTGGTATCCTCTATATACATTTTCTCTACATAGACCTCATCAGTATCAAAGTATGTTTTTTCATCCGTATAGAGTTCGATTGCCCCTGTGTTGTAATTGATTGAACCTGACAATCCCTCACCCACACTTATCAATCTTCCATTTCCATCATCAAGAAATACCGTTGGATTACCAAATGGGTCTAGGGTGCTTCTTATACCCAATACTATTGTACCTTTCTTACAAGGCAAGTATTCAATAGGCAACTGACAGGATAAGGTATTTCCTCCTCCAACAGGGAATGTGTTCAAATAGATATTGTTTATCATCTGTCCATAATAAGTTGATATGGCACCCATATAAGTATCATTTTCCACAAACTCAACACTGTTTACATCTACAGGAACTCTGGGAACAATCCTAGCTAATGGTTCTTCCAACCCTTCTGGGAATGTATAGACTGCATCATTCCTTGAAGGCAGTGTCCTTTCCCCTGAACCAAATTCTATGAATTTTATGGAGTCCAATGTCTCTGAAGCAATTCCCTGTTTCATTGCACACTTTACCCTCAATTCTGGTATGGAGAATCTATCAAAGGGGAATACTTCCAACGACTTCACTTCTGCTGGAACATAACTCATGATTCCAACCAAGGGGATTTCACCTGATACTCCCAACAAGGGGTCATTCCAGTTGATGTCTGCCACATACCTTCCTGCCTCCCTGATGGAAATCACACTTCGTACAAACTCCCTGTTGCTGTTCATGGTGAAAACCTGAAGCCCGAATGGAAGCAACGGACTTACAGCATCCAAGGTGTTTACCTCAAGAACAAACCTGATTTGTTTGCCTGTCTCAAAGTTGCCCAAGTTGAAATCCAATAGGTCTTGCAGTGTCTTTCTCGGCAGTACCAAGGGGGTAGCCAATACAGGAGGTACTGCAGGGAATGTGGTGGATTCACTCAGTGTGGCAACATCATTGTTGATTTCCCATCCTTCCCCACGACTCCAGATGTAGTCCCTATTAAATGTAGGGACTGGAACCACGTTGTCTGTAATAACCTCATCACTGTGGGTGTCCCAATAGCCTGACTTGTCCATAATGAATGTCATCTGAACACCAACATGGGGAACCTCAATCATCCTCTTGTAATAGTATACTGAGGAGAAGATATACTGTAATGCCTCGTAAGGAACTGTATAGGGTTCAAACAACTTGGTGATTGTCTTGTTCGGTTGAATCTCAAAGGCTACGTGCTTGGTGGAAACCAAGGTATCCTCTGTGATTGTATTGAACTGGACAGGAGGATTCTCATCAAAGGTAAGTCCACTCCAACTGTATTTTGTAACACCGGTCATGTCCTTTCTATGAAGATATATGCCCAGTGCCTCATCATATACATATTCACCATCTACATCCTCAACGAATGAACCAGCATCCAGATTTCTTGCACTGGATGAATATCCGGCAAAGTTGTTGGTTGACTGTTGTACAAACAATGTTGGTCTGATACCATTGAATCCAACCCCTGCATAGTCGTCATCCAAGGAAATACCCAAATCATCAACAAGGAGATAGGCAAGACTTGCTGTAGTAATATTGTCAAGCAACGGTTCCAAATCCCTTACCAAGGCAAATTGATACTTGTCAAAAGGATGATTTATTCCCAGTGTAACCCTGTATATACTGATTTGATAAGGGAAGCTGAAACCAAAGGTGGTGAATACAGACCTATAAAAATTGAGTGTACCTTTCTCCTTGTTGCTGAAAGGAAGCTTATACAATTCCTGTCTCAGGTAGTATTCAACCATTTCATCAGACATGCCATAGGCTTGGGAAAGGAGAACCCTGATTCCCTCAAAGTTTTCCCTAGGAAGAATGATGAAGTCACTTGCCAAATCAAGTAGTGTCTCTATGTCAGCTTCCCTGTAGGAGAGAAAGGTTTTCTTCTTGGAAATCTCATCCTTCATCAGCAAAATCTCATCTTCCACTGAATCCATGAGAGCAGTCCAGAAGGTGTTCCTGAGAGAAGCTGGAATTTTCTTATAGAGCTTTAATTCACCACTCATTTAATACCCCATGTTCGATTCAGCACTGATTGGTGTGAGCGTTTCAAATGCCACTGATTCACAGGCAAACAACTGATTCCTTCTGGAAGGAATTACATTGGTTCTCAGCACTGTATCTATGTCTATATTGGTTCCACCATTGAACTCTATCCTCAATTGATAATCTGATGCTTTACTTACCCCTGATTCCAAATCCTCACACATTCCATTGTTCAACTGAAGTTCCACAGCACTGACATTATCCAGTGCATTATTTACATAAGCCCCTCTGGTATAATTGAACCTGTCATCCAAGTTGGTGGATGTTATATCATAGGCAAGCCCTGCATCAGGAAGAGAAAAATTATCCCCTTCAGACCATACTGGAACTGCATCAGGTATCAAGTACCCAACACGACCATCAACAGGAATTTCCACACAAGACATTCTAGCTATCCTATACCAATTCTTGTAAGGATGAAGCTCAGGCAAGTCTGCATTGATATTTCTTATGAACAACTCCACTTCACCGAACCCAGTATCAGTATCACCAAAGATATAACTGTGGTTCAACTCTATCTTGAATTTGTAGGTAGGGGCGAAAGGCTCTGAAGTGTCAGGAATCCAGCTTGGATACTGCACCATCAACAATGTGGTTTCGTGCCATTCAATCTCAGGCAGTGAGTTGATAAGCTCATAGTATTGGGAGAAGTACAAGGTTTCCTTGAATCTCCTGTCTGCATGATTCAGTGCATAAGTATCAAGAAGAGCTTGGGTTACTGCAGAACGTACTTGGTCTGCAGTGTACTTGTCAGCCCTGTACCCACCACGTATGGTAAAGTCCAAGTAAGTTACTTGTGGGTCTACAAACTGCACAATGTCTGTAAGGCTTTTTATAGGAGCCATTGCATCCCTGATTGCACGTTGCTGAACCTCGTTCAATGGTAGTCCTACACCGTCTGAAGCAAAGTTCAATCCCGAGACGAATACAAGGTTGTGTTGGTCATCAACATAGTTTCCCATATCGTCACCGTTGTCAATGTTCGTTTCAGTTTCTCCCCATACTGTCACCTTATCAGCAAAGGCATTTCCAAGTATGAAGTTCTGATAGTCTGCCTTTGAAATCAAGCGTGAGGAAAGCCTCAATGCTCTTGGAGCATTGTACTTGATGGATTGGATGGATTCATAATCATCACCACCACTAATTATCTCCTCGTTCTTGCAATACAACTTTACCGTCTTATTGTTGCTGGTGAATGTGGAAAGTACCTTGGTGATTGCATTGGTCTGAAGCAATTCCCCTTCCAACCCCAATGTTTCCACCCACTTCACTACGATGGTATCACCATGTGAGATTTTCTTACTGGTTATCCCATCACCGAAGTGAATGGTTATTCCAGAGAAGTCATTGAAATTTCGTATCTCATATACTGTATCATCTGCACCTGTTGAATATCCCAAGTGTTCAACATATCTCCAAAGCTTACCTTCCACATATACTTCAAATGTGGAGTTGTCTACATTGGGGTTGTCAATATCTATACTGAAAGATATCAACTCTTGGTCTGTATAAGCATAGGTGATATCAAACACTGATTCCCTGTATTCCCCTTGCTTGATAGGTACTTGAACACTGGTAGTATTGTTCAACAACTCCACTTCCTCTGTGGAAACAAAGGTAAGGTTGTCACTTGCAAACTGGGAAAACTTGGGTATGATGATTCTTGTAGGATAGGTGGTATCAAACGTAGGAGAAGCAGACACCTTCAGATTTCCAGTACAGCCTATTTTTCTGTGAGGGATGTAGTTGAAGAAGTCAATCTGATTCAGTATGGAGGATAGGTTCTGGGAGGTACTCCACTTGGCTTCCCTCATCAGGTATTCATCATACCTCATCTGTTCAGAGAGTTCCTCTGCTATGGCCTCAAGAATTCTCTGGTTGGTGGAAAAGAACAGCATGTCACTGTTCCCCAACTTTTCCTTCAGGCTTGCCTGTAGTCTAGCTAATATGTCTTCGTATGTGAATGTTATCATCTCAAGTGCCTCAACTCTTCATAAATGTTTATGGGTTCTTTCACGACAGGGGAATATGCTTCCAAGGTAATCTCCCAACTCATGTTTGTGTAATTTGGAACTACTGATAAACTGCTTACTACAACTTGTGGGGTGAAGTCCTCATATATACCCTCCAGTATGGCTTCTTTGATTGCTCTTCCTGTATCATCATTGAGTGGTTTGAGAAGCCAATAGGTAACATAGCCACCCTTCTGGGGATTTCTCATATACTCACCCCTGAACGATGTAATCCATTGGCGTAGTGCATTTTCAACTGCTTCCTTTCCAGACAGCACTTTGAGGATTCCTTCAGAATCCACATCTGCATCCATTGAATAATCCTTGTATACCTTAATACTGTTTCTCATATATTAATAGTCCTATTTCTAGAAGTAGTTTCTTTTCTTCACCTCATCGGAAATCTTGAATAGAATCCTATCCCTTGTATCCTTTGAAGTAAGAATAGATACCACTGCATCTTTGAAACTAGTGAGGTTGTTCCTGTCCTTTGAAACCTCATCCAGTGTTCTTTGCATGATGATGATTTCATTCACCATCTGTGTTTTACCCATTTCGTTAAGATATCTTATAATTTCATTCATGGTATGCTCCTATATGAGTTTTACTTTTGAAGATTTGATGGAAGAAATATTCAGTCCAGCAAGGGAAGAAGAAGCAGAGGCAGTACCAGCACCAGTACCCTCTACAGATGTTCCTGTAATTGTACCTGTTACAACTGTTGAGACTACATGAGTATGAGATATCACTACATTCAATATGGTAGCTAATGCTGAATACAATACTCCATCATCAGTATTACCCCCAAGTTGAATATCAGTAACTCCTTCAATCTTTACATGCTTATCCTTATCAACTGTAATCTTCACACCACTGGAATGTACTACCCCACACTCCCCTGTTTCTTGGTCATAGAATAATACAGACCCATCCTCTGTTTTCATAGCCATGGGTTCTGGGTATGTGTGACTTCCACCAATGATTCCTTTTATCTCTTCATATGGATAGGTTGACCTTGCAAAAGGTGTTATCAGACTATACTTGAATGAAGTCCAATCCTCTGATACTTCCACCAGTACAAAAGAGTTCAAGGGAGGAACATGGTGTATATTCTGTTCTATCAGGGGAGTAGCCCAAGGCAAATCGGAATCAGGGACATCCACCAATTCAGGGTATATCCTCACCTGTACCCTTCCCTTCTGTTCTACATCCTGAATATTGATTACTTTTCCAATCACTGTTTCATTCCTCCTTCCAACTCAAAATCAGGGGTGAAGGTAGTGGCAACCCTAGTAAGCACCAACTGGGTAAATCCTGATTGGTTCTCCCCATTCCAGATATGGTCAGACTGTTCTATCAGATAGTTTCCACTATAAGAATCTGAAGCTATGTTACCCCCATATACAGTATCCAGACTCACCATTTTTCCAGCACACAACTCTACATACAATGGTATAGTTACCAATACCCTATCCTGAAGCAAAGCATATCTTTGCTTGCTTACTGCAGAGGCAAAAACAAGGTCATCAAAGGACTCTGCAATGTCATCAAGAACAGGAACCTTTCCTACCTTCAAGTCATAAATGGGTAAGGGGGAATCTATATCTGATACAGATACATCCTTGCTCTGCAATCCAAAGTTTCCATCATCACTCAGATATTCCAAGGAGAAATCCAGTGAGTCCCTCAGCTTCACCACATCAGAAGAGAATGGGCTGAATGACAAAATCTTCTGGTAGTAATCTCCAATGTTGGTTCTAGGGGTAAGATACAATTGAGTGACAGGACTCTTGCTCATCATACCCAGCAAGGATTCATAATGTAATACATCCTGACAGTCTATGAAACAATAATATGGGCTTGGATTTTTCGACAGTGAGAGTGAGGTAGGAAGAAGTATGTTTTGTACAAACTCTTCCTGATTCATCCTAGGGCAATACAGCTTGTTGGTTGTAAGAACCTTAGTGCCTTCTATTTCTTTATCAAAGAATACATAGTCAAGCAACCCTTCCATTATCTGTGAGGGTTTTGCATCATATGCCCTGCTCTTCCTGTCCTGTTGCCTGTACGATTCATGGATTGCAGATACTTCTATCTCACCACCTAATTGATGTGGATTTCCAGTAGAGGTGACTTCCATCCTATGAAACAAATACTTGTTTACTGCCACCACTTCATTGAATCCCAGTGTAAGTTCTATGGGTATGCCATCAGTGAACATTCTTGATTCCAGCAAATATCCAGTGACATCATTGAATTTCAGGGAACCCTTAGAGTACAAAGAGTGAATGGAATCCCTCATGGAGAATGTCAATTCCCTCATGTCGAATTCCGTAGGATAGGCTCCATTGATTGCTATGTCTACTGTATATCCATTCAATGTCATTTATTATTCACCCTATGTTTTGTAAGGAATCTGTCAATATCCTTCTTTGATGGAAAGTAGAGAATTCCCCCTACTTCCAAGTTATATACAGTGTCCACCCCATTAATCCATAAGATGATATCATCGTAAAACGTAACCCCATACTTCTCATAACAAGCAAGATAGAACCTTTCCTTTATTACCTGAGTAACCTCAACCTTGTCTACTGCATCGTTGAATACAAAAGAAGTCATGGGGAAAGTGAGGATGTCTGGATACTTCTGCCCTTTCTCATTTGTCTGTTCACTGGGTTTTATCACATCATATCTTGACCTCATGTTTGCACCCCCACTATCTCATCAATCATATTGGTAGTACCAGAGAACACAGTAGTTATAGACAACTCTATCTTTGCAGAAATGGGATAGCCGTTCTGGTCTACCTGTTTGGAAAAGGTTGGTTGGGCAGTTTCCACAATGACATTTCTCAAGATGTATCTTCCAATATAGCAAGTAAGAACTTTCCCCATGGAGCCTTTTTCAGTTTCCTTTCCATTGTCAAATGCAGTAAGGATTGAAGGTCCCGGTGCTACCAACGCTCCACCAGTTACAGCTTCAGGCAAACAAAGTTTTGCCAATGCAAGTGTTGGTTTTACCACATCCTCATAGGCATCATTTTCCATGAACAGGTTGATGGTTATGGTTGTCTTGAATGGTGCAGTCCCTTCCCAGACTTGGAAACCCAATTGTTTGAATTGGCCTGAAGCCCATCCAGCCATGGTTGTCTTTCCAGCATCCCTCAACAATCCTGAGAGCATGGTAAACATAGGTGATGAACTGCCTTTGGTAATAGGGTTGAATGTAGAACTCATGGTAAGAGTTATATCCTCTTCCAATATCAGTTTTGCATTCTCAGTTCCTTCCAAAGGCTTTCCATCTTTTTGAAACCTGACCCTTTTTCCTTCAGGGATTGCTATATAGTCACTCATGTACCCATCCTCAATGAGTCAAAGGAAAATCCTTGATTCATTGTGTTCTGTATAATAGTCCCTCCCATTCCTTTCTCCACTCCTCTGGCAACCCTGTCCAACAAGGAAATCATTGCATCAAACTTCTTCAGACTCTCTTGGGATTCTTGGGGTTGAAAATACTGGTTGTTCACCTGATTCATCATCTCCCTGCTTGCTCTGGTTTCTACAACAGGGGAATTCTTGGTGGCTATGATATGGTCATCAGGACTTGGCTTAAAGACATTACCATCCTTGTAGATGATTGCATCGTTGACTGGCCTATATCTATTGACTATATCTTGGTGGGCACCAACATCATTAGTGCTTGAAGTATTGAGACTCTTGAACCAAGAACCCAAGCTCTTGAAAAATCCTTTTTCTTCCTCAGAAGCTTCCCTCTGGGGTATGGTCTTGGATTCTATTGTTTTGTCTTGATTGTAGAAGGCTCTGTAGTTGTCTACAACACCTTGATTTGTTCCAATGGTTTCAGGTACAGGGATAACAGACTGACCATAGGTTGCATTGGTATAGTAAGTCATATCATCTGGAGTAGGTGTTGTGGATTCCTTTACTTCCCTATCCTTGCCAAATCCCAGATACTGAATTCCTTTCTGCAAAGGTTCTGGAAGTAGATTCCACATCCAGTTTCCAATAGTATCCCCTACATCAGAAAACCATGAAGCAAATTTTTCTTTTAATTCCAAGAACTTCTCATTGGTACTCAACTCAGTAATCCATCCTTTGATAATATTGGATGGACCTTCAATGATACCTAGAACCAGTTCCTTTGCAATGCCTTTTACTTTCTCCCAAGGAGAAGATTCATCGTCTGTAAATATGTCTGCTATATTTCCAAATCGTTCCTTCCACCCCTCAAAGAATCCTTTTATTCCTGCAAACAAAGGGTCTATGATAAGACCTAACCATTCCTTCAACTTAGTCTTAAAAATCTCATATTTAGATTCCCATTCATCATTAAGAATCAACTTGATACCATTATCTGCAAGGGACATTATCCCATCTGCAAAATTTACCAGTCTATCTATAAGACCTGAGAAAACTTCTTTTCCAATTCCACCAATCTTCTGCCATAGGGTAGTCTCATCATCACCAAGAATATCACCCATGGTTTTCCATCTTTCACCAAACAATGAAGCCAATCCACCTTTTACGTAATTATAGGGTACTTCAATGATTCCCATGATGACTTGTCCACCAATACTTTTTACTTTCTCCCAGAAGGTCAACTCATCATCACCAAGAATTTCCTTGATGTTGTTAAACCTGAAAACCAAACCAGCAAAAACTGATTTCACTCCATCAATCATTGGTCCGAATGCAGTAGTAAGAACACCTAAAACTGAATCTTTCACTGCTTGTATTGCTTCACTATTTTCTCCCAACCAATTTTTTACATTTGATACCTGTTCTTTGAACCAAGAACCCACCCCATCAAAGAATAAAGCAATGTTTTCTCCACCTATCCATCCGAGAACCCCACCAATCACTGCACCAGCAAGTCCTCCAGCCAATGCACCAATAGGACCTCCTGCAAGCATACCAATTCCAGCACCAGTCAGAGCAAACTTTCCAGCATTGGCAAAAGCATCCTTGATATCTCCACCTTCACCAGTACCACCAAGGAATCCACCAATACCAGCAGAAATCTTTGATACCCCCCATTCATCTGCCTTTCCCACTGCAATGATTCCATCTATAACCCCCCAAAGGATTCCTCCAGCCAAGGAAGCAATACCAGCACCCTTGAGAAGTGCAGGACCTAAACCTTTTACTGTGGAAAGTGCATCCCCACGCAGGTCTATATCAGTACCTTCACTTACCTTATTACCTACAAACATTTTTCCCAATGTGTTGGTAATAAATAATGCAGAAGCACCAATGATACCAGCCTTTTTCAAAGCATTCTTGGTAGCTGGTGTATCCTTCCCTAGGAAGGAGGCAGAACTATCCTTATCTTTTTTAAATACAGAGGATATACCTGTTGAAAATTTATCTACAAGGTCTATTCCTGTAAGACTTTTCAATGGGTCTGTAATAAGTTTTAAAGGACCTACCACATTATCAACCAGCTGTCCTACAACCTTCTCAGTAGCATCATTATTACCATAGCTGGATTTTCTTGGAGAAGGTCTTTGCATAGGCTCATCAATGGGAGTCCTATCAACAGGGGTTGGTGAAGGAGAAGGAAGAGCTGGAGGAATCTGTTGTACAGCATCCACAATATCCTCTGTAGCCTTCTTAGCCTCTTCAACCAATTCCTCTGATTTCTTTGCAACCTCAGTAGCTTGTTCTATTAATTCTGTAGTTGACTCCTCATTGGATTTCACACCCTCAGTAATCTCTTCAATGATATTGTTTGACTCATCAAATAATTCCAATGCCCTGTGTTCTGAAACCAGCTCCAATTCCTTGAGTTCCTCAAGATACTGGTTGTGTTCCTCAACAACAGCCGCCTCTTTTCTTTTCCTTGATGCAGAACTCTGTTTCGACCTCTTGTACCTATTCTGCTCAATCACCAAAAGTTGCTTCTGGATTTCATTGAGTTCTTTTTGGAGATTAAGAATCTCATCCTGTTTTTCAGGATTTGCAATTTTCTTCATCTCATCAAGAAGGATGTTTACTTCATCAATCTTTGGTGTAATACCTTCGGGCATCGGCATATATATCTCCTTACTTGGAAGCTAGGAATGGGCATCTTTGAGGGTTGTTCTTTCTCCATTCAAGAATTCTCTTTGCTTGTCTGATGACTTCATGACCTCTCAACATTCCTATATCTTCCATCGACCAACCAAATTCTTTAGCTAAAAGAAACGTCAAATCCTGAATCGTCTGGATTGACCAAGGTTGGTATAAAGTACATCTCTCGAAATTGAAACCTCCGAGTAATAGGTTTCTTGGTAATGGAACATTCAAATTCCACTTCTGGGTTTACTCCAAAATTAAACTTATCATTCAGGGTCTTATTATAAATTCCCCATACATTGATAGGCACTAGGTTAACAGCCTCAACCTTTTCTTCCAAGGTTTCCAGTTTCTTCCCATTCAAGGAGTCAATCAACAACGACTGCATGATTCTCAGATAGTCCTTCCCCTTCTCAGACAGGTACTTGTGATACTCAGTGAATTCTGCAGTAGTATAATCCTTGCTCTCTATCTTCTTCTTCAACTCATTCTTCTCTTGGTCTTGTCTTGCATACTTCTCTTCCACAAACTTGGTTGCAATGATTTCATTCTCAATCCTGCTCAATACCAATCCAACCTCAAAGTCCTTCTTCTTAATCATAATGGGAATTGACACCTTTTCTGATAAGGGGGTGGTCTTGATGTTGTTGACTGGTATGGTGGCTATGGAAATATTATCCTTTGCATTCAGCTTTTCACCTTCCAAATCAGGATTTACATAATATCTCATGGATTCAATGGTAGGATAATACCATGTGCCATAGATGGTAATCATGATTTCCATCAAATCTTGCCTGTGGGCTTTTCCAATATCCACATCCTCAAAAATCACACTGTTGATTATCTGCCTCAATACTTCGGCAGTATTGGTGTCATTCATTTCAGCCATCATGAGGGCTTCATCAAACCTGTAGTCCCTTACATGCACTATTGCAGGGAATCCAAGCTTTCCCATGGAAGAGAGTTTTACAGCAACATACCCAGAAGGTATACTGGGTGCATCCTCAATCTTCTTGATGATTTCCTTGTCACTCTTTACTGGTTTTCTTACCAGCAAATCCTTAGCCATTAATTCATTGTCCATTGTTTCCTCCTAGGATTCATCCGTAGCCAAATCCATTGCAAAATTTACAGTAATCGTTAACTGATTTCCTTCTGTATAGTTCAAGGATACATCCTCAAACCCCAAAAACCTAAGACCATGGAGAGTAAATATCTTGGTTGGTACCTCCTCCCCATTTTCAAATGCAGTGAATCTGATAGTTCCTGTCTTTTTATGAGGTATGTTAGCCCCTGAAATAAAGGTTCCTGTTTTCAAATCAAACACTTGTTTCTGCCAATTCTTGAAATAGGTGTATACTGAAAAATTCTTATCTTCCCTGAACGTTACTGAGAATGATTCAGGAAGTTCATACCCAGAATAATAGTGGTGTCCTGTGACTCTTTTTTCCACAGTCAGGGAAGGAAAGGGAAGGGAAGTGCTTTCAACCTTGAAAGTAGAAATCCCTGAATTCTCAGTCCAGTCATCCACTATGGAAAAATCCCACATATTTGCATATTGGGGGGCTACTTTCATGGAGTCTTGATATACTGCTTCAATATTAATCATCATTTACCTCTCTATTATAATAGTACATAATAAAATAAAAGCCAGTCCATTGAGAACTGGCTTCTACTTCTGCAACTAAACGTTATTGGACTGCCAAGGGAAAGCATTGCACATATTCAAGAGTAACGCTCACTGTAATGGGTTGTCCATCACTTGCATTGTCAAAGGATATGGAACCCAGTGACTTAATGAAAGCATGGGTGAATTGCCAACCAAGATTGGTAACAACCCCAGCAGAATCTCGTACCATGACAGTAAAATCAGTACGATAGGGAGAAGCACCAGAGATACTCACATCCTCTGAAACAACACCAGTCCTGTCATTTGAAATGGACATCTTCCAAGCCAGCAGTGCATTGTAGATTGCCCAATACTTATCAGCCCTGAAGGAGAAAGTAAAAGCATTCGTTTCACTCACCCTTCCTGTAGGCTTGGTAAACTTCTGAGTCTTGTAGTTTACCTCATAGGAACCTACTGCAAACTCAGGAATATCAAATGAGGTGATTCTCATCCTGATAGGGTCTTCCTGACCAAAAATGGCAATTGGGGTTATTACAATTTCACCCTGATTGTCCAATGCATCGTCACCAAGTCTGAAAACAGTTTCTATCATATTCTAACTCCTCTTAATTAAACATGGCTTCGACTTCAGCACCTTGTGGGGTGTTGATGAAGGTGAAGACAATCGTTCTGGACTTCGGGGTAAACTTGACTGCAACACTGAGTATGAATTCTTCCCTAGCCTTCACTTCAGCATTGTTGTTTTCCCCATCACATTTCACAAAGAATGAATCAACCACATTGACAGGAGCCAAAGTCATAGGTCTCAAGATACCCTCAGTCTTTGTCCTTACAATGTTTCTATGGATGTCATCATTCAACTTTACAATCTGGTATGGAAGCACTTGAGTAATCACATTCTTGATAATGTAGTCCATTGCACCTGAGTAGTCAACAAACGACCAATCAGAAAGAATGGATACTGAAGTCCTTCTTGAGGTAATCATCGGTCCTGCAGATGGGTCAAGAACAATCGGGTTAATCTGCATCTCATCCATCAACTTCAACTGGTCTTCAGTTGGGTCATAGAGGGATTCAATGATTCTTCCACCAGTGAGTTGTCCACCCATTCCATTCTCGTCATACCAAGCAGGGGCAATGCCACCAAAGGCATTTACCATAATATCTGCATGTTTCTTTGCAACCTCACCCATAGGAATACCAATAAGTTTTCCACTGGAATGGTAGTTGTTGCGAATCTTGAACCAACCCCAGTAGTAGGAAATTCCTCTATCTCTAGCAGTAACTGGACTGGTTTGCAAAGCAAGCAATGCAGTAGGACTCATATTTGCAATCGGGAGAATGTACCGAGCATACTTGTTGTAACTTGCTCTCAAGGTAGCAAACTCAGCAGGGACTGCAGAATCAGTAGTGGCATCAAAGAAAAGGTCAACTGGATACTTTCTGGATTCCTTGAAGAATTCATATCCTGCAACCAAGTTAGCACCAGACACTGCACCACCTCTGGTTCCACCAGTGAGGGCTACAAATGTAGTATCATCCACAAAGTTGATGATTGGGTCATCACCATCCACAGGAGTTTCCAATCCAGTGAATTCCAATGCACCCTCAATGTGGGGAACAAAGTAGCTGGAATTCTCAAACACATTCTCTACATAGATGTTCTGACCAAACCCATTCTCATGGTCTTCAAAGAGAGAGAAGGTAATGGGGGAAAAGGTAGTTTCCTTGTATTCACCCTTGATGTTCTTCATCTCTACACTCATCTCAAAGGCATCCCTGCCATTAATCTCAACCCCTGAAACCTTAACTCTGATATAATCTGAATCAGAAGGTCCTACATTGGTGAGCATACAGTAGTAGTCGCTAGAGAAATCAACATCATAAGCAAATTCAAGTACTGCATCTGGTTCAGGAGCCAAAGCAGTATCAAACAGAAGTGAAATAACCCCTGTATCTGCTACAAGACTTCCTTCAATGAGACCTGTACCAGCGATGGTATACACACCATCTGTCTCAGCAAATACAAACTCTGCATCAACACCATCAATCAGTACTTTCAGGTTCGGCACAGGAACAGCATCATCAGACAAAAGCAGATTTTCAAGATGTGAGGCAACACCGGTATAGGTTGCTTCTGCTGGACTGGAAAGACTGGTTGACAGGGTAAGACTTGACAAATCTTTTCCAGATACACCTGAGATACCGGCCCCCAAAGTAACAGAACCAGTTTTTCCAATCAGTACACCACCATTCCTACCACGATTGGTAGGGGATACAATGTACATTGGGTATGACTTGTTGTATTCAATTGCTTCAAGCAGTTCTGGGTTTGCAGTAGAAGGAACACCGAACAGATTAAGAATCTTCTGGGTTTCCCCCTTCCCAAAATAGGTAGGGCTTTCAATTCCTCTTGGTGACCGAACTACGGTAGCACCCAATCCAGAACCAGAGGAAGGAAGCACCTTCTGACTCCTATCATCATAAATTGTTTTTATTCTCCAACTTTCACTCATTAGTTAATCTCCTTATATGTTCCCTTCTATTATAATAGTACAGATAATTTAGAAAACTACTTGTTTTCCAATATGGTCAATAACACCTTGGTAAAGCTCATCATAATCCTCCCAATCATGGATGGATAAATCATGGGTACTGGCAAACGTAGCCAACACCTTTTTGGGTATCCAGAATCCATCAGTAGTAGTCTGGAGTAAAAAAGTATCAACTGAGAAATTCATTCCTATGGTTCTCACCTTGTTCTTTTCCAGCCAATCAGATTCATTGTACTGTGACCTGTATCCAGTATCAAAACCTACAAACAACCCCATGTTGCAGAATCCCTTTCCATCAATTTCCAACTCAGGCTTAATTAATGTTTCTTGGGAATTAATCCAGAAAATCTTGGACAACACATACTGCAAATCTGCTTCCCTGTCTGAGAAGTAGGTACATTCAAAATCCATCTTTACAGGAGTTGCCTTTATTTTCTTGTTGATATCCCAATCCATAACACCTTCAATTTCCAGAGCATAGTTCTTCCAGCTTCTTTCTGTGTTGGGGGTGATACCAGAGGGGGATATACAAAAATTCATGAAAGGCATATTCAGGGAATTCACTTGAAACTCGGATATCTCATCAGAGTTTTGCAGTTTCAATCTTTCCCTGAATGCAAACTGGTTGGAGGCATAGATGATTCTGTTGGGGTCTGTAGGGAAAAAAGTTTCAGTAAAGAATCCATACAGACTCAGGATGGTTGAGTAGAACACATTGATGAAGTCAGAGTTGTCATAATAGGATTTATTGATTATTCCCCTGCTTGGCATCAGAATTGTACTCCTACCGCTATGCCTATTGCTAATGGATAGGAAAGCATTGCATGAACGGATACTTTCTCAAACAATGTCCCACCAATGAAAACATGGGCATTCATGACATCCTCACTGTATTGGGTTCCAAGCATGATACTTGGTTGGAATATCTGTAGCTTGTTCTGCTTCTTGTACAGCTTTTCCAAATCCTTGTAATCAGCAATCAGTGTATTCTTATCATCATCCAGTTTCTTTACATCCCTCTTGTACTGTTCTATGGAATCCAACAAAACTTCCACATCAGCCTGAATATCTTCCAAGTCAAACCTTTCCTCAAGATACAGTTTTGACATTTCCAAGAATGCCTCAACTTCAGTATATCCAGAAGGAATCTCTACAACCTGTGGACCTCTGGAAGTTTCCACTACATAGGAAGAGGAAAAGAGATTGCTTATGGTAAGACCAATGAGAAAACTACAGATTAGGAAAAAACTTCTTAGCTTGTTCATCTCTCTTCTCCTTGTCCCCTGAAATGGTATCCATGGTGTCCTTTACTTTTTCTGTAGCTTCATCCAGATTCTCTTCAGACTTCTTCTTTTCATCCTCACTTGTTTTTACGTTCTTTTCATCCTTTTTTATTTCTTTTTGTTTTTCCTTAATCAATTTTCTCAAGTTTTCATTATCCTTGAAAACAAGGGAAAGAACAAAGAGTCCAATGGGTACCAATACAACCCACCAAGCCTTTTTGAAAAACTCCTGCAGTTTCTTCCACATATATTACTCCCTCCCAGACTCTTTAATGTCAGCAATTTCTGCCTTCAATCTTTCCATATCTGCCTTCAGTGCTTCCTTGTCTGCACCATCCTCAAGCATGTCCATCTTTATATCAATGATATCAGATTCAAGATTGAGTATCCTTCTTTGGTCATCCACTGAAAGTGCTTCCATTAGTTTCATAGCATCCCCTTTTCCTTCATCCTTTTTGTAAGCATACTTGCCATCTGTTCTTCAAAGAAGGATATTTGTCTTAACACACCACCAAGATGCTTGTCTGCAAATGCCCCATTGTTACCATGAAGATGTGGTTGATTCCAAAACTTGGGGGCTATGTCTGTAGGATAAATACTGGAGTCCAATTGGGACAACCAATAGTTTATTCCCTGCCAATGAAAACTGGGGGAGTTGCTCCACACCTGAACATCAGCCACATCCAACACATCCTTGATTTCCAGCCTTGTAATAGGTCCTGTCTCTGTATCAGGTCTTGTTCCTTTCAACCACTCAAAGAATTTCAGTATCCTGATATGTACTTCATACGTCTTGCTTGCATTGGGGGTAAGGGTAAAGTTGCTGTCTTGGTCAGACTGCTGGAATGCATGGTCTTTTGGATAAATGGGTTCTGTTGATTCAGTGAGGAATTTGAAAGTAACATAATCTTCCTCCTCATTGATTTCACATTCAAGAAGGGAGGCATAGGCATTCTCCCCTGTACCCTTTCCAGCATCCTTCATTGCCTTGTTTCTTTCTGCCCTTGTTCTTTGGGTAAAACTTGACATGGAATCAGTTGCCTTCAAGTCCTTCAATGTGAGTTCCATGATTCTCTGCTTGTGAAAGAATTTTCCCTCAAACATCACTGAGTCATTTGTAACCTGATTCTGCTTGTTACCAATAATCCCAGCAATATCAAACGTGAAGAAGATGGTATTCCCAGTAGGACCATTGTAATCCTCCAAGGGAATCAGGGGGGTATAAACAAGTTTATTCTCAAAGGGTAGCATCTGAGCAGTAAACATATTCTTGTTCTTCAGTACCCTCTGTGTAGTCAACGGCATATTAGGACGTAAGGAGTCATAGAAGATTGCAATGATTCTATGGGGGGAACCAATGATTCTCACCCATGAAACATATTTTATATTTTTCAATCCCAGCGTCTGCTTTATCTTTTCACCTGTGTTCATACTATAATAGTCATGCTTCCACCCAATCCTCTGTTCCTTCCACCAACCCATAGGGGGAAATAAACAAAGCATTTAAAACAGTTGCATCATCCTTATTAAAATCTTCCGTGGTGGCATCATCATATAAGATGGTAGCCTTCAATTCAGTAGCATACATGCTTCCAAATTTTACTGTTCCCAAGGTAGTATTCAGTATGCCTACATAAAGAGTATAAGCAACCCCCACCCCACCATAGGCAGAAGTGGATAAGTTGGTTGCTGTAGTAAATACCTGTCCCCTTGTAGCAATGACCCCACCCTTGTTGTTTACACTGTATACTTGAGGAAGAGAACTATACCTGTCAGTACCATAACATTGTTCTGAAACAACGCCAAAGTCTGTTGAGGTAAGATTCCCATTCTCCAGCAAAAGAATATCATTCTTTTCCAGATGGTCTGATTGTGGAGTATTTAAAACACCTCTTGTACTCATTTTCTATTCCTCCGCATCAAAAGGTGACAAGCCTTCCAGTGTATATTTATAGATATGAGGAATTCCCTCTGTATCAGGTATCAACCCATACAAGGATTCCAAGGCCAAGGGTGAATCCATGACTGTATCATCCCCCTCTTCATATTCAACTGCACCTGTGCTGGAGTAAAGAATAATCTTGTTTGGAGTACCTGTCACCAACTCCATCCATAGTTTCTCACTGCTAGTTTCACCATCGTTTGTCTTGATAGGAAGTGCAGTCACTCCAGAAGCTGTAAAAATCGACTCTCCCAGTATATACAAATCACCATTGGTAACAGCCATTACACTATCATCACCATCTGGAAGAAGGTAGTAAACAGGAGAATAGGCAATTCCACTTACATGGGATTTAAATATTTCCCCTGTCACCCTGATTGGGGTGGTATTCCTGTCTATAAGAATAAAATCATTGTCTTTTATTCTACTGGTTTGTATTGCTAAATCCTTTATCCTTGACATTTTTTAAATCCTATTATGCTTTCTAAAACCACTTCATACACTCATCCATTATAATAGTCACCTTTTTTATTCATAACAACATTTCTTAAATTTGAATCAAATAGTATTAATCATTCCACAATGTATTATAGAAATCATCCATTTTCCTGACTAGGTTATAAGAGTTCCCATTGTTTGCATGGGCACACCAAGCCCTATAGCTTCCATCAGCCTTCTCTTTACTCATTCTTCCAACAAGAACCATCTCTTGATACTTCCTGAGTTTTCTTTTACGCTTACTGATATTTTTATGATTAATGAGCATATGTACTGCTCCTGTATCTGAGAGTTTAAATTTAAAACCAAGAAAATTTATTCCTTGTGATAGTTTAAACAATTGTGTCTTTTTTACACTCAAGGTAAGACCAAGTATCTTTGAAGCCTCATTAATATATTCCAAACATCCTATGAGTGAATCTTTACTTTCTGATATGACAATAATATCGTCCATATATCTCATGTAATGTTTC